CGCTGCTCGGCCGGCGCGTGGTGTGCGTGCCGTACTCGTCGAAGTTCTACGGCTGGCACTGTCCGCCAGCGTACAGCCGCGAGCGCGGTGCTGACTGGCGCGACGTGGCGAAGCAGGCGCAGGCATACCCGGAGGCGCTGGCGCTGCACCGGGAGACTACGCGGGCGTTTGCGGAGCGGGTACGCGCGGTGCTGAGTTGACGCCGGGCCTATCCGCCCTCGTCCGCCTGCGTGACGAGGAAACGTGGTGTCGGCTCGCGATCGAGTCGATCGTAGATTGGTGCGACGAGGTGATCGTGGTACTCAACCGCCCATCCGACGCGACGCCCGATATCGTCGCGAATCTCGCGTCCGTACACCGCGGCAAGATTCGGGTATACGAGCACAACCACGAAACGTGGCCGATGGGACCAAATCACGACGCCATCAGCGCCGACGATCCGCGCAGCAGCGCCGCCCTGTACAACTTCACGGCGAGCAAGGCCACGCGTACGCACGGCGTGAAAATCGACGGCGACATGATAATGATGGATTGGGCCGGGGCAGAGATTCGCAGGCTGATGGACAAGGGCCGAGACCGCATCCGCTTCGAGGGCGTGGATATCGTGGGCGATGAGTTGAAGCACGTCGGATGCCATCCAACGTGCAGAACAAACGGGGTCTATCGGCTGGCCGGCACGCATTACCTACAGGGCGCGATGACGCAGAGCTTGCGCGGCGTGCCGGATGCCGAGGACGCATTCGGAAAACCCGCGTTCCTGCACTTCAAGTGGGCGCGCAAGTCGTTTGCATCCGCTACCGCACAGTGGCCGCAGGGCTGGGAGGAGATGCCGCATTTCCAGAACATCGCGGCACGCCGGCATCCGGTCGCGCCGTACAGGGGCGAATACCCGGCGAGCGTGCGGGCGTTGCTGTGAACTGGAACGGGCGCGCCCTGATCTCGGGTTATTACGTCGAGCAGAACCGCCTGATGCACGAGTCCTCCAACTTCGGCGCGGAGTCGTTTCGGTGGGCGCGCAAGGCGGCGGAACTGATCGCGGAGCATGGTTGCGCGACCGCGCTGGACTACGGTTGCGGCAAGGGCACATTTGCGACCGCGCTGGCGCAGCTCGCCGCTATTCCGGTGGCTGAGTATGACCCGGCCATTGCGGGCAAGGATGCGGCGCCAGAGCCGGCTGATTTCGTGATCTGCAATGACGTGCTGGAACATGTTGAGCCGGAGTGCGTGGATGCCGTGTTGGATCATCTCGCCTCGCTGACGCGCCGAGTCGGGCTGATCGGGATCGCCACAAAGTACGCGCTGAGCCACCAACTGCCGGACGGTCGCAACCCGCACTTGTCCGTGCATAGCGGCGAGTGGTGGCAGGCCAAGCTAGAGACGCGGTTCGCGGTCGCGCCGTTCGCGACGCGCCCGAAGGAGTTCGCTTGCGTGGTGACGCGCAGATGATTGGCGATCACCTGTACATCGGTATCCCGGATTGCGACGTGGCGTTCCTGCTGCCTGCCAAGGTGGCGTCGAGCTCGATTAAGCGCGTGATCCGCACCGCGATGAACGCACCGCCGCCACCTGATCTCCTGGAATATCTGACAGCGTCTGAAGCGATAACGCGTGAGCATCGTATCGCGTTCGTGCGCGAACCATTGGATCGACTGGCATCCTGCTGGGCTGATAAGTTCGTGCTGCGGAGACGGGCCGGCCGGGAGATCCTGCCCGATCTGTCCGCCATGGGTATGAGCTATGACACATCTTTCAGTGACTTCGTGCGACGCGTCGCACAGATCCCGGACGAGGAAGCATGGGGCGATGCCAAGCACTTCCGCTCGCAGTCGTTCGATCTGACGTGCCGCGGGCAATGGATGCCGACGTTCCTGGGGCGCTTCGAATCATTGGCGGAGAGTTGGAACCAGGCACGGACACTGATCAGAGATCTCGGCGGCCCCCGTCTGCCGAAGCTCGGACACCTGAGAAAGACTGATCGTGGCGGCGTCGAGTGGACGCCTGACTTGGAACGGCTGGCGAGACAACGATACGCGAGAGACATCGAGCAGCTGGGCTACTCATGTTAACGGTGGTCACGTTCCTGTGGCATGAGCAACAGGGTCGCCACAACCATCTATTCGTGTACTCGGCCGATTACGTCAACCGGCTGCGCTCGATGCTGGAGCGGCACCTGCATCAGCCGCACGAACTGGTCTGCGTGACGGACATGCCGGATGGGATTGACCCGCGCGTGCGTGTCGTGCCCCAGCCACACGCGGATGTTGTGTTGCGCGAGGGTGTGCCGGGCTGGTTTCGCCGGCTCGTGATCTTCCGCCCGGATGCCGGCGAGTGGCTGGGGCGGCGGATCCTGCTGATGGATCTGGACTGCGTGATCCTGCGCGACCTGGCCCCGCTGCTAGACGGTGCCGGCGACTTCAGGGCATGGGAACCGCGCCTTTACCATCAGGCCGGCAAGCCGTACAGCCGCTACAACATGTCGCTCGTACTGCTCGATGCCGGGGCGCGGCCGCAGGTGTGGGAGCGGTTCGATCTGGATACGTCGCCAGGACAGCTCGCGGCGGCCGGACTCGCCGTCGATGACCAGTCCTGGCTGACGCTGGTGCTCGGCAATGACGAGCCGGTATGGCCGTGGGACGGGGAAGTGGTGTCGGTGCGGGCCGTGCCGCGGCCGGAGCGGGCGCGACTGGTGTTCTTCAACGGGCCGCGCTCGCCGGGTATGGCGGCGATGCAGCGCGAGTACCCATGGATTAAAGAGCACTGGCATTGATCGCCGTTGTCCTGCGCCCCGAGGTGCCGCACCAGCTCGAGCTGTGCACGCTGATGGCGCAGGGCATTCAGCGGCACGAGCCCTGCTATGTCGGCACTGAGGCCGCGGCCGATGCGGATGCCGTCGTCTGCTGGGGCTGGCGCATCGGCCAGCAGTACCGGGGCCGTGACGTGCTGGTGATGGAGCGCGGACACGTCGGCGATCGCAGGCTGTACACGTCCTGCGGCTGGAATGGTCTTGCAGGGCGCGGAACGTACCCCGGCTGCCTCGACAGCGGCGAGCGCTGGGCGCAGCGCCACAGCATGCGTCCCTGGCGCCAGGATGGCCGCTACGCCCTCGTCCTGGGCCAGGTGGCGGGCGATGCCGCGCTACACGGCCTGGACGTGCAGGCGTGGGCTCAGCGCGTCACGGATGGCCTGCACGGGCTTGGCCGTGCGGTGGTCTACAGGCCGCACCCACTGACCGGGGCCGGCTTCTGCCCGGTTGGCGCCACGCTTGCCTACGGGACGCTGGACGACGCACTGGCGGGGGCGGCCCTGGCTGTCACGTACAGCAGCACGGCCGGCGTCGAGTGCGTGCTGGCCGGCGTGCCCACCGTGGCGATGGATGCCGGCGCGATGTGCTGGCCGGTGTCAGGGCACACGCTAGATGATGTTGTGCGCCCGGACCGCACGGCCTGGGCGCATGCGCTGGCCTGGACGGGCTGGACGCGCGAGGAACTGACCGATGGCACGGCTTGGGAGTCGCTGAAATCATGTCGTTGACCCGCATCACAGCGCCGTCCACCACGCCCGTGAGCGAAGAAGAAACGTGGTCGCACCTGCGCCTTAACTTGGACGCGTACGGCGTTGAGCCTTCGGATCGCGCCCACGTCCTGAGCCTGATCAACGCGGCCACATCCCGACTGGACGGGCGCGACGGCATCCTGGGACGTTGCCTCGTGCCGCAAGAATGGTCGCAAACGCTCGACCAGTTCCCGGCTGGCAACGCGATAGAACTGCGCCTGCCGCCGATCATCTCGATCGTGTCCGTGTCCTACGTGGATTCGGACGGCGCGACGCAGACGATGACCTCGAGCGACTACGAGTTGTCCGCCGACACGCACTGGCGCCCGCGGCTGCGGCTTGCGTACAACGCGAGTTGGCCGACGACCCGCGACCAGCACGATGCCGTGACCATTCGCGCGCTGCTCGGGTACGACAGCGGCAACAGCCCGCAGGATGCCGCAGGCGTGCCGCAGTCGATCAAGCATGCGCTGTTGCTGCTGATCTCCGATCTGTACGAGCACCGCGAGACGGTGACCGTGGGCACCAGCGTCGCGCCGATGCCGATGACGGTTGATGCGCTACTCGCGCCCTACCGGCTGCTGGGATCTGCCTGATGCGCGCCGGGAGACTGGACAGGCAGATCACGATTCAGCACGCGACTGTTATCCAGGACGCGTCAGGGCAAGAGATCGAGCATTGGGAACCATTCGCGTCCGTGTGGGCGAGTCGAAAGGACGTGCGCGGCAGCGAGCGGTTCTCCTCTGACCAGCGCTTTGCTGCGCGCTCGGCTGTTTATCGGCTGCGCTACTTGTCCGGGCTGAACGAGGAAATGCGTATTGTCGATGACGGCAAGACCTACCAGATCATCGGTATCGCGGATAACGAGCGCCAGGGCTGGGCGGAACTGTCCGCTGAGGCGATCAATCCGGGCGCGCTAGCGTGAGCATCGAGACCGAGATCAGAGCGCGCCTCGTTGCAGACGCGACGATCGCGGCGCTGGCCAAGAGCGGCAGCGTCACGCGCATCTACGCGCTGTTTCTACCGCAAGATCCGACGCTGCCTGCGATCACATACCAGCGCATCAGCGGTCCGCGCATTCAAGAACTCAACGCCGCTACTGAATGGGGCCGGGCGCGCATTCAGTACGACTGCTGGTCAACAACCTATCTCGGCGCGCAAACACTGGCCGCTGCCGTGCGTAGATCTTTAAACGGTCACGTCGGCAAACTCGCCACGCTCAAGGTCGGCATTCGCCTCGACAACGAGCGCGATTTGTACGAGGACGAACTGAACATCTTTCGCATCTCTCAGGACTACACGGTCGTCCATACAGAGACGTGACATTTCCCCGCGTGAGCGGGCGCCCTATTCCGCGCCTTGGGCAAGCGCTGATGACGCACTGTCGAGACGACAGAGCAGTCCCATTGCAGGAGCCTCTTAATGACCACTTATGTAGCTGGTGGGACAACTATTGCCCGCAGTAACTCCGACTCCCCGCTAACCTACACGACCATTCCACAAGTCACGACCATCGATCCGGTCGGTACCGAGCGTTCCTTGATCGACGTAACGCATCTTGCGTCAACCCGGCGCGAGTACATGAAGGCGATCCCGGACGGCATGGAGATCAGTGTTGTCGCGTGGTACGACCCGGACAACGCAACGCACACAGCGCTGCGCACTGACCGAGATGCAGAGAATGCGGTTGGATTCAAAATCACGTTCCCGGACTCGCCGGCAACTGTCGTCACGTTCGACGCACAGGTGCTTAGTTGGACGGTGACTCAGGTCGCGATTGATCAAGCGTTGCAGCTCAATGTCACGCTGAAGCCGACTGGCGCTGAGACCTGGACTTAACAGCATGACCACAACTAGCCTGACCTTTGCTGAGGCTGCTAAGCAGCGCGCCGATAAGCGGTTCAAGATCGAGATCGACGGGATGCCCGCCTTGTTCGTGCGCCGTCTGTCTGTGCGCGAGAACAGGCTGTTGCGTGAGTCGTGCTTGTGTGACGGAGCCGTGGACGTGTCCGATCCTGACGCGCTCGATGGCGAGGCGTATTCGTTCGCGCTGCTGGCTGCGGTATGCCAGAACGAGGACGGAAGCGCGGCGTTCGCGGGAGGCGAGGAAGAGCTTCTAGGATTTGACGAACTGCTGATCGGTCAGTTGATTAAAGAGGTGGTGCAGGTCGCCACTGTTGCGGGCGACTCGGGAAACGCCTGAAGCGCGATCCGCGGCGACGGTTCCTGTGCCGTCTCGCGCTCGCGCTGGGGTGGGCTGATGTTGATGCGCTCGAAGATGCGATCACCGAGCATCAGTTTATCGAATGGTCCTGGTTCTACGAGCTGGAGCCGTGGGGATCTGAGATCGAGTTCTTGCGCACCGGGATCATTGCGTCAACGTTGGTAAATTTGTCGCCGCACCGCCGGCCTGGCGCAAAGCCATCATCGCCGCTCGATTTCATGCCGAGTCAGAAACCGGCCGATCTCGATCCGAAGAGAATCCGCGCTGAACTCAAGGCGGCATTTGCTGCCCGCAAAAGGGATTAATGATGCCTGGAGTTGTGAATTTCCAGATCCGTGGCGCCAAGGAGATGGAAGCGCTACTCAAGCAGCTCGGCCCGCAGGTTGCGGCGCGTGTCGGCGATCAGGCGCTACGGGCGGGAGCCAAGCCGATCGTGGACGAAGCGAAGCGGCTCGTGCCCGTAGGCAGGACCGGGAACTTGCGAGACTCCATCATCGCGCAGAAGCAGCGCCGTGCTGGCGATGACGAGCGCGTGATCTTGATCGGGTTCGACAAGGACGCTCCGGGAAGTCCATCGAGCCGCGCCCATCTGACCGAGTTCGGTACCGCGCACAGCGCCGCCAAGCCGTTCATGCGACCGGCTATGGACTCGCAGGCCCAAAACGCCCTGGACGAGATGGGCAAGGTAATAGCGCGCGGCCTTGCGCGCGAGGCGCGAAAGCTGGCGAAGCCGACGAGGTAATGCAGTGGCGTCCATTGGCTCACTGACCGCAGACCTTCGCCTAGAATCCGCCGCGTTCCGGCGTGATCTGGGGCGCGCTACCGCCGCGATGAACTCGCAGACGGCGCAGATGCGGCGCTCCATGCGAGCCGTCGAGCGGCAGTCCCGCGCCCTAGGCCGATCGTTCGGACAATTGCGTAGCGCTGCCGGTGCCCTTGTTGGCGCCCTCGCCGTGCGTCAGTTCGCGCGCTTCGCAGAGGGCGCGGTGAATGCCGCCGACGCGATCGCGAAGCAATCGAAGCAGCTGCAGTTCGGGGCTGGCGAGTTACAGCGCTGGACTGTAGAGGCGAATCTCGCGGGAGTGTCCACCCAGAAATTGGGCAGCGGCATCGGGCAACTCACGAAACGAATTGGTGAGGCTCGCGCGGGAACTGGATCGCTGGCCGAGTTCCTGAAGCGTAGCAACAAGGAGCTGCTGAACCAGGTTGGCGCCGCACGATCCAGCGAAGAAGCCTTCAAGCTCATCCTCACGGCGATCAAGAACACCGGCTCGGCATTCGAGAAGCAGGCATTGAGCGCCGCGGCGTTCGGGCGATCGGCCGGGCAGGCGATGGTTGTCCTTGCCGATAGTTCCGGTGCCGTCTCGGACGAGATGGCGAAGCTCGTGACGCGATCGTCTGCTGTTCTGAAGGCGGCGGAACAGTTGCAAGATCAGATGACGCTGTTGCGCGCGGCGTTCAAGACTGGTTTCGATTCGGCGATCATCGAAGGGTTTGCCGGCAGCATAGATGGTAGCGTCGAGTCCATGCGCGAAGCCAACAAGATCGGCGCGGAACTTGGCCGAGTGGTCGGCGCATCGTTGCGGGGCATGATCGAGGCTGCAAAGTTCGTCGCCAATAACATCCGAGGTATAACGGCAGCGCTCGCGGCGTTTGTCGCGTACAAGGCGGCCGCTATTTTCGCCGGCATTGCCGTCGCTGCATGGAAGCTAACATCCGCCCTGATAGCGGCAACTGCTGCGCAGCGCGGACTTAACATCGCAATGATCGCGAATCCGATCGGCGCGGTCGCGACGGCCATCGGCCTGGCTGTCGGCGCGCTGGTGATGTTCCACGATAAGACCTTCAAGGTCGGTGATGCGACCGTTCAGGTCGGCAAGGTCATGCACGCCACGTGGGTATCCATGCTCGCGCCGCTCAACTTCGTCTCCCAGGGTTTGGGCAATATCGGGCGCGCTCTGGCGCAGATTGCGCATGGCGACTTTGCCGAGGCATTAAATCAACTTAAGGGCGGCGGCGATAGCGGATTCGACAAGGTACTCGCAGCATGGAGAGACCTTGCACCGGATGCCGCGAAGGCTGCTAAGGATCTGGCCGACGGCGTTGATGAGTACACCTACAAGCTTGGGGAAGCTGGAGCGGCAGCAGCCGGCGCGCTCAGCAACGGGGTCAAGGCCGGCACGAAAACCATTTACGACCATATCGAGGCCGTGCAGAACGACATCATGCAGACGCGGGTGCTGATAGAGGCCGTGAAGCGTGGCGAGCAAGCGTATGTCGGGACGCGCCGTGAGATCGACGCTATCAACGAGGCGCACAAGCTCGGGATTGATCTGAAAAGTCGCGAGGGCAATGCGTGGGCTGATCTGACTGTTAAAGCCGCAAAGCTAAATGACGAACTGAAGCAGCAAGTAGACATGCTGGCAGAGGCGGGCCGGATCTATGATCAGACGCGCACGCCGCTGGAGTTATTCAACAAAGAGTTGGAGTTACTAAATACGCTCGTTGCGAAGGGCTCGGATAATGGCGGGATTGGATGGGACACGTACTCCCGCGCCGTCAAGCAGGCGCAGGACCGGCTAGGCGAAGCGACGGAGGCAACGAAAAAAGCAAACGACGCCGCGCAAGACCTGGGCATGACCTTTGCGAGCGCGTTCGAGGATGCAATCGTCGGCGGCAAGAAACTCAAGGACGTACTAAAAGGACTGCATCAGGACATCATCCGGATAGCCGTGCGCAAGTCCATCACGGAGCCGCTCGCCGGGATGGTGTCTGGCCTGTTCAGCGGCGGCGGGCTTTCGAGCCTGTTCCCCGGTCGAGAGTTCGGCGGGCCGGTCACCGCTGGGGATCCCTACATCGTCGGCGAGGCTGGCCCGGAGCTATTCGTGCCGAGCCAGTCTGGCGACATCGTGCCGATGGGTAGCGAGTCTGCGCAGTTGAGCGTTGTCAATAACTTCTCGATCCACGCGCCATCCGGCAGCGTTTCTCGCGAGACGCAGCAACAGATTGCCGCGAAGGTCGGCATTGAGGTGAGCCGCGCGATGGAGCGCATACGCTGATGGCGTTCTTGGAGACGCCACGGTTCCCGGACGACATCGGGTACGGTTCGTCTGGGGGGCCGGCCTATAAAACGGGTGTGCTCGTCATGGCATCCGGGCGAGAGAAACGCAACATCGCCTGGAGCCAGGCGCGACATCAGTACGACGTGGCGTATGGGGTGCAAAGCATCGCCCAGCTCGACGCGTTGCTCGAGTTCTTCCATGCCGTCCGCGGCCGCGCGCACTCGTTCCGGTTCAAGGATTTTTCCGACTTCCACACCGCGACGCCATCGGGACATGCGTCGGGAGGCGGGCCGGCCACGGCGCCGACAGCCACGGACCAGAACATCGGCACGGGCGATGGCGCTGACAAGACCTGGCAGATGTTCAAGACGTACACGGCGGGCGCTCTGAGCCTGGAGCGCACCATCTCGAAGCCGGTCAGCGGCACCGTACTCGTGGCTGTGGATGCGGTGACCCAGACCGAGACCACGCACTACACGATCGATTACACCACGGGGATTATCACGTTCGTGACGGCGCCCCCTGTTGACGAGGCCATCACGTGGGGCGGTCAGTTCGACGTGCCGGTACGGTTCGATGTGGACATGTTAGAGACCACGCTAGACCATTTTCTGCATGGCAGTACGCGCGTGCCACTGGTCGAGGTGCGGGTGTGACCAAGGCGATTAGTGCCGGGTTCAATACGCACCTGGACCTGGAGACGACCGAGCTTACGACGTGCATCTACCTGCGTCGCCGGGATGGGACCGAGTTTCGATTCACGGAGTTCGACGTTGATATCGAGTTGACGGGCGACGTGACAGACGCGCGCGGGCGCGTCATGGACGGCACCTATTCCGCCACGCAGGGTGAGAGCCCGAGCAGCGTTGACGGCAGTGGCGCGCTGAGCGTGGATAACCTGGACATCCTCACCGTGCTGGACAGCCCCGGGATCACTGAGGCTGACATGAGCGCGGGCCTGTGGGACTACGCCGACTTTAATATTTTCCACCTTGTGCATAGCGATGTATCGCTGGGCGTGATGTGGCTGATGAGCGGCAAGCTGGGCGAAGTCCGTATGACTCGTGGCACGGATTCCGGTGTCGTGGAACTGCGCTCGAAGTCGGTACTGCTACAGGAGCGCATCGGCACGCTGGTGTCGCATGAGTGCCCGGTGGACCTTGGCGATCACAAGTGCAACGTGCTCGGCATAGTGCCGGAGTGGGCTGCCAGCACGGCCTATGCCGTGGGCGACCGGGTGCGATCGAGCGTTGCCGATCGTGTGCATTTTGTGTGCACCACAGCCGGCACCAGCGATTCCTCTGAGCCTATCTGGAGCATTCCGCTCGACACCACCACGACCGACAATACCGTCACCTGGACAGCCTACAGCCCGCTCAAGGCAACCGAGTGGACGGCCAGTCGCGCCTACGTTGCCGGGGATGTTGTTAGCGCCACGACCTTCGACAAGCGCCGCTATGTCTGTACCACTGCCGGCACCAGTGATAGCAGTGAGCCTACATGGACGACGACGATCGACGCGACCACTGCGGACAACACCGTGGTGTGGACTGCCGCCCCCGCGCTGGCCTGGGAAGGCGAGGTCACCAGCGTCACCGATCGGGCGAGCTTCGCCGATTCCGCGCTGGTTGATTCGGGGGTAGTCACGGCGGACTGGTTCAAGTACGGGCTGATGACCTGGATGACCGGCGACAACGCCGGCATCGAGAGCGAGGTCAAGACGAGCAACGCAACTACCGGCGCGCTGACGCTGTGGAAGGCCATGCCGTACACCGTCGAGACTGGCGACACCTTCCGGCTCGAAGTGGGGTGCGACAAGGCGCATGCGACGTGCGTGGATAAGTTCGAGAACGTCGTGAACTTCCGCGGCTTTCCGTGGGTGCCTGGGCGCGATGCTGTGTTGCAGACTCCAGGCAGCCGGTGATGGTGACGCGCCCCCAGGTCGTGCACGCTGCGCGCGCTTGGCTGGGCACGCCCTTCCATCACCAGGGGCGGCAGAGGGGTCGCGGCGTTGATTGTGCGGGGCTCGCTGTTGGGATCGCTCTGGAGCTTGGCATCCTCACGCCCGAGCAGGCCAAGGCCATCCCATGCAACTACAAGGCGCACCCCGATCCTGCCGTGATGCGCGCGACCCTCGAGGCGTACATGGATCCGGTGTGGCCGGCCCGGAGGGGTGATTGGCTGTGGCTGGCCGCGACGGGACAGCAGCCCACCCACATGGCACTAGTCGCCAGTGACGCCACGATGATCCACGCCCACTCCGAATCCGGCGCGGTGGTTGAGCACGCCTTGCGCCCGGCGCATACCAGGACTGCAAAAGGCGCGTTTGCGTATCGGGGCGTGCTCGATGGCTAGCCTTGCTCTCGGTCTTGCCGGGGCCGCCGTAGGTTCCGCGTTCGGCATGCCGGCGCTTGGGTTCTCGATCGGCTCGATG